CCAGGCAGTAAAAGTTATGCACGAAACCTGCATACCGGAAGGTACATATAATATAAAGTTTAGAACTGTTGGTGGTTTTCATACTAAGTATGCAGAGAGATATGGTAATGCACACTATGGTATGTTACATTTACAAGATGTACCTAACTTTACTTATATACTTATACACGCTGGGAACACCGATGAACATACTTCGGGTTGTCTTATTGTCGGAGAAACTCAACAAGATTTAGACCTTAGTGAGGATGGTTTCATCGGACATTCAGGCAAAGCGTATTCAAAAATGTATAACAAGGTGGCTAAAGAACTACTACTTGGTGGGGAAGTAACTATAGAATACACAACAATAACTAAATTATTACAAAAGCCTTTATCTAATTCTTCTACTGATGATGTAGTACTAGCTAGAACAGTTATGGATAAATTGCAAGAACTCCAGGAAGATATTTCTGAAGTGAATGGTAATGTTATAACAAATCAAGCTATGCTAAGAGGTAGGATAATTAAATAATGTTTGATAAATCTAAAAGAAAAAGAAACTCTGATGGGACATTCAAGAAGGATGTGGCGTGGACCCCTTGGAACGAAGCCTGGAGTTATAAAATGAGTGAAGAACTTAAAGATATGATTGAGCGTACAGCTTGGACCTTCATTGAAGCGTTCATTGGTGCGTTAACAGTTGCACCTTTAGTAGGTGTAGAAGCTGAAACATTACAACTAGCTGCTTTAGCTGGTGGTGGTGCTGCACTTGCAGTCATTAAGACATACGCAAAAAAACAAATCACTAAATAACCTAAGTTAAATACCGGGGTAATTCAATATCTGTTATATACTTGTTTAAACAAGCAATAAAAACGGAGGTGGACATTGCCTAAAAAGAAACAAGAGAAGGGGATACCGGTAGAGAATAGTAATAATTTCTACAAAGCCGGATGGAAACCTAACGCAGAATTTAACCACGAAACAAACAGAGGTGAAATAACAGAGGTCACCACTGATAAGAACTACCACAATAACTACGACAACATACTAAAGAAGTGGGGATTTAATCCTAAAGAGTATGAGATAGATGGTATTTTAAAGGTATCTTCCTGGAATGCACAGCTTAAAGGTGGTAGGGTTGAAACATTTTATGCATTCAAAGGTACAATTCGTAGAAAAAATTTATCAAGAGATAAGTATTACAAGGAGTTGTTTAAACAGGCAGTCAAGAAGCCACCACTACCAAAGCATAATATCTTTAAGGGTGACACTGCATTCTGTTTTTTCCTTGCCGACTTTCAGTTGGGTAAAGATGACTATGGTGTAGAGAATACAGTCAAAAGATTTGATGTTGCTTTACAAGATGGGTTGCAACTATTAAAGAACTACCGAAAAATGGGTATGAAGATAGATGAGATTTATCTAATAGGAATGGGTGACCTTACAGAAGGGTGTAGTAAATTCTTCTACGACAGTCAACCACACAATGTTTCTTTAAATCTTTTAGAACAATATGCATTAGCCAGGGCAATGATATTTAAGGCAGTAGAAAACTTCTTACCACACGCAGATAAGATAGTTCTTACTGGTGTTCCTGGTAATCACGGAGAAATGACAAGAAGTTCTAAGGGTCAAGTGTTGTCTAATCGTTTAGATAACAGTGACACTATGCATATACAAATAATGGATGAGATATTTAAAGCTAATCCGGAGAGATACAAGAAGGTAGAGGTAATAGTTCCGGAGGGTTATCACTTAAACTTAGATATAAAGGGTGTGCCTTGTGCTTTTACTCACGGCCATATGAGTTCGGGCAGTGGGAATGCAGAAAATAAAATAGAGAACTGGTGGAAGGGTCAGATGTATGGGTTCTTACCATCGGGTGATGCAAAAATCTTAGTCACAGGCCATTACCATCACTTTCGGGCCAAGACACAAGGAGATAGACACTGGTTTCAATGTCCATCTATAGATAAAAGTATAGACTTTACACAACGAACAGGTCTTTGGTCACATCCAGGAGTTCTTACATTATTAATAAACGATAGAGGTCCTAGCTTTCCAGTCATTGTTTAAACAAGTAGGCTAGGCCTAGCCTTTAAAGGCTAGACCTGCTATCTCATCAATGGGTACCAATACTCCCTTGCTTCTATTACCATCGCCACCAACCACATCCCTTTTGGATTGTAGATATTTACTTACTATTTTTTTAAGGTCAGCAACTCTAACAATATAAGCAATGACAGGATTTTCTAACTCATCAACAAGAAATACACACCAGTATTCAGCTTTCGTAGCCGCTATACCACTGCGTTCCCACTCATCTTTACCGATAGGCTTATAAGAATACTCAACGAAATGGTTTCGTGTGTTCTCCCATATGTGCCTTTCGCTTTTTACTTCTATGTTTTTACCTAACATAAACTCTTTAAATAGTTCCTCCATCTCTTCACCTTTTGCAAGGTCATCGTGAAACTTTTGTGTGTTTATGTCGTAGTCTTTATTCTTAGGCATCGTTCCTCCAACAGTGTTCGCTACTATACCAATGGTGTTTACCATCGTTGTACCACAACCAAGATGCTACCTTTGTTGATACAACTGGGTCAGTTCTTGGGCTAGTAATCTTTAGTTTGGGTGTAAGCCAGGCCCAAGTATTGTCATTAAACTGGAATAGACCTACATCTCTAGTTCCATTCGTGTTGTCATTGACTGCATTAGGCCGGCCTGAACTTTCACAATATATAATTGTGAGAACCTCCGCTACATCTTCTTCTTTGAAGTGTTCGCTTACAAGAGGTTCCCACTTAATTACATACTCTATCTTCTCCACATTGTTTAAACAATTAGAATAAAGGCTTATGTCACTAGGCATCTCTCCAACTGGATAGATACATAGAGGTAATACCAATTTAAAAAATAGGGGTATTAGCATTCCTTCTCTTCTCCTCATCTTTCCTATGTGTTAACTCTACCAAGTAAGCATTGCATCCTTGCAATTCAGTTTTCATTGAACCAGTATTGGTCACAACTTTATCCATTACTGCACAAAAATAATTTCCATCAGTGTCGTAATAGACTGGTTGTTCCTTACTGCAACGATGCTTGAACTTACATTGGGTTGAGGGCATAGATGTTATATCAAAATTATGATTAGGGTATCTATCCTTAATCTTCTTGATAAGTTTATCTAGTTTTTCTCCTCCTGCTTTTTCAAGAGCCATCGACAAGTGACCAAGTATCGGTATCTATCCAGTCAAAGATATTACCTTTGTTAATTACTCCATTGTGTAATGCATCCTTAGCCTTCTTAACTAATTCTGTTTTGCCCTCATCAGTTGCCTTAGCTAAACATCCATTAAATGTTTTTAATTGTTTTTCGGATGGTGCATCACCTGGATTTTTTATTACAGGTTTATCTTTAACCTCTTTAACATCTCCAAATACTTCACCTACAATATCTGTGTCATCTTCTTCCTGGAATTTGCTTTCCTGGTATTGTACGAATAGGTCCATAAATAAATTAAAGTCCTTCTCGTTCCATTCAGCAATGTCTGTTTTGTTTCCGGATTTCTTCCAGTCTTTCCAGGCCATATCTTTTACAAGACTTCTTACTGCTGGGTTCTCCTCGTGAAACTCCAAGGCACTGCGTAGTCTGTTAAGCATATCTCCTGGGTCCTCATCTAAGAACTTCTCTTCAGTCTTAGGCTTAGGTGCTGGCTTAGGTTGGGCCTTTGGTTTCTCTGTTGGTGTTTCACCTTGTGAATAAAACTCTTCTTCAGTTATACCACCGGTCCATAGCTCTAGGCCCAGGCCTATTCTCATCGCGCATCTTTTGATACCATCACTAACTGCAAGTTTTAATATCTCGCTTTCAGTGTTTCTATCTAGTGCGTGCTTGTCAACATCTCCTACCTCTTCTATGGTTTGGTCTGTTGATTTAATATATAGTCTGCATTTGGCCCCGACTATAGCATTGTCTTTGCCTCTAACTTCTTCATATGTGAAGTCATATCCTCCAGGAATTACATCAACAAGTCTTTGTGTCACAATATGGTGTGGTACATACTTGCCGAACTTTCCTTTCGGTGCATCCTTTACAACTTCTTTTGAGAAGTTTTTAATAAGTGCCTTTAAGGTCTTATCTTCCATTTGTTATCTCCTTATTCCTATCTCCTTGCGGTATCGCAAGAAGTTTTGCTTTGCGTTTTTACTTTGCATACAAAATCTCCACCAAGTTTCAAAGTCACAATAGCTTGTATCCCATTTGTCATATGGTTTAC